TTCTTTTTGATATGAGCGTCTTTCTTAAGGCATATAATAATGCATTTTTACACAACCAAATGTCCAAATATCCAAATGTCCAAATATTTTAATATTTTAATATAGATATAGATATACTTTACTTTACTTTAATAAAATATATTTTATTAATTTTTTTTATTTTTTTTATTTTTTATAGTGTATATAATTTTTATAATTTTTTATAATTTTTACATTTCTTTTACTTAATTAATATATTAATTAATATATGGCATCACACCTTTCTTTAAAAATTTTGGTAATCGGAGATGAAAACGTTGGAAAAACTACAATTGTCAACTATTTTACGCTTGTTCCCATAAAAAATAATTCGACTGTGGGAATCGATTTCCAAAGTCGCATCGTTGCATTATCTGCAAATAATGATGACGATTTATCTTTAGATGACGGTTCTAGATATGTCGCAGCTTATTCGGAATCATCATCATCGTCGGAAACACTACTTTTAAGCACTATGAAAGTTGGCATCGATGACGCCAATAATAACAACAATGTTAAAAGTAAAACTAATAAAAATAAACACCCTTCATATGACTACGTAAAGTGTTACTTCTGGGATACATCGGGCGCCCCACATTACCAGTCCCTTGCTCAAACTTATTACCGCGATATTGCAGCGGTAATCGTCGTTTTCGATTTGTCAAATCAAATGTCATACGATAATCTAAACTCTTACATTCGTCGCGTGCTTCAAAAAAATGTTTGTAATCACGCGCACCCCATTCTTATTCTCGGAAACAAATTAGATAAACGCTCCATTAAATTAACGAGAAAGCAGGTTTATGAGTGTCTCTGCTTTGATTTCCCACACGAAAAAATAAAATACGCAGAAATTTCGTGCATTGATAAACTTGACTCCGTATACAGTTGCGAAAATTGCATTTGTTCATCCGACGTTCATAGCGCGCTGACATCATTCATACAGTTTATATACGATTCGTCTGTAAAACCGCACCATTATAACCCGCAGGCAATTGCAGCAATCGGTTGTCGCGGAATTAACGGAACATCTCGTTTTTTTCGTGAATGCAATCAGGGGGAGGGCCGTGATCGGGACTTAAGACAAAGTAAAGGATGGTTTTGGAAAGAGCGCAAAGAAAACAAAAGTTGCGATGGTAATGAAGCTGAAACCCATGTGCCTTTCAGCAACTATGCAAATATAAAAACACCACGAGAGTGTTGCAATGAACACGGCCTCAAGCGCATATATGATACTTCTTCACCCGCATCTTGCTCAGGGTGTTCAATTATGTAATGTAATAATGTAAACGTAATGTAATAATGTAAACGTAATGTAATAATGTAAACGTAATGTAATAATGTAAACGTAATGTAATAACGTAAACATATAATAAGTAAATAAATACAAATAAGTATTTAAATGATTTGTTTTTATTTATTATAATAATTCTTTTTATTTATTATAATAATTCTTTTTATAAATATATAATAAATATAATTTTATACATACAATTAATATACATTAATATACTATAGTTATTCATTTTATTGCTTGAAAAAAATATTTGATTTCAATGGACGGTTTCGATTTCAATATTCATAATTATTCGTTACGCGAAATGGAAGATTTACTCGGTTTAGCTTTAAAAAATAATTATACAGCCGATGATGTGTCACTTTATAAACAGCGCCTCATCGTAAAACTGGGTTCTTCCGGAAAACGAGATACAAAAATGACGGAGTTTTTAGAGGCGGTGTCTCATTGTTTAATAAATGGCTTGGGGGGCCTAAGCAATGGTGCCGATGACAAACCAAATTCTGACGACAACACCACCAACTCCGATTCAGGATCTAAAAAAAATTTACCACAAAACTATTATTCACCCGTGCACAATTATGATAAAAATACAATAATTCCGGGAACACAAAATGACGGCCATTTCGTCATTGCAGACCCTTACCGCATCACCAAAGACAGCAGCGGATTAACGGTGGGTCAGAGCGGCGCTCCTCCGGGTATAATCAATCCGGTAAAATATTCTACAATTGTAACAACTGTTAATATCGATTCACGATTTCGTCCAAATTATTTTACCACAAAAAGCACGGATTTGTATGTTTCGCTTCCGGATAGAATCGACAACGTTATTAATTATCGCATTGGCTCTTTTGAAATTCCGTTTTACGCCATTTATTCGATTAGTGAACTCACCGGGAATAACGCCATTCAAATTGCTTGGAATACGACTGGACACGACCAACCGTATACCCCTTTTAACATCGTGATACCAGACGGAAATTATTATACAACACTTGATACAATTAATGTCCTCGCTTCCGCATCTATTGAAAGCACAATCAATGCCATAATTGATTCGAATACCGGGGGCGTGGGGTTGGCCGGTCTCTTGTATTTCTACATTGATCAGATCAGCGGAAAGAGCGTGTTTGCGCAGCCAAAAGATGCAGCAAGTCCAGTTTATTTTAAAATTACAACAAACATAAGAAGCACCGGTATATTGAATTATGTTTCACCACTCATGTCTTTTATGGGTTGGCAATTAGGGTTTCGGAACGCAACATACCTTTCCAAAAATAGCGGAACCGGTGGATTCGGAAATTTGGGTTCAGTCGTTTCAGAAGCGCTTTTGTCACTTAAAGCCGCAAGTTACATTTTTATTTCAATCGACGATTATAATAATTCCGTAAATGATTATTATTCCGCCGTATTTTCTGAATCATACGTAATCAAAAATGTCATCACGCGCGTCAATGTTGGTTTCTTAAGAGATGTAAACGAACCCACAAGCACTCAATTGAACAGACAGCGCTCTTTTTTTGGACCAGTAAATATTCAGAAACTCCGAATTACCCTCTACGATAATTACGGGCGAATCGTTGACTTGAATAACATGGACTGGAACCTTGAACTCATTTTCGAATGCGTGTATGATTAAAAATATTATAAACACTTGGTAACATTGTTGTACGTGTAGTTGCCGTCTAGATTTAACCACAATTGGTTGTAACAAATGCGAGTTTATAATTATTTTTAACATTGATGGAATCCAGGCCGTCTAGGTAACGCATGTGTCCCATAGTTCGTTCGCCATGTTATTTTTATTTTTGAGTAAAATTTAAAAAAATAAAAATAATAAGGTATAAATATTCTATTTTATGATTGATTGGATCCTAAGAAATTTTTAATTGCATACTCTACGACTCCTTGAATTTCACTTATAAATGGTTTTAAGCAATCACATGTTACATTTGTTTTATTTACAGTATATAATGACTGTCTTACATGTATATCAAATGTTGTACTTCCTGAAACAAAACCAACATTGGCAAGGTTATTTAATAATCCTGTATCTTTTTTAATCAACATATTTAATTCAAAATTTTCATCATCTTGATAAGATGTCCGTACAAACTGATCAAAATTGCAAATATTTATAGTAATTGGAATAGGTTTCCCATTTTCGTCCAACTGTTCTTTATAATCCTTATTTAATAAAGTCGTTTTAGCATTTTGAGAATACCCGTATAATAGAGTGCTTGTAATTAAATTTGATGAAATAACAGCATATTTTTCATACACTTTTTTATATTCTCTATACGTTTTAAGTTGATTTTTTACACAAAAAATATCACCTTCAGAATTGAACTGTTCTTCTGTTAATTCGAGTACTGGAACATATTTGTGTTTACGACGAATATTTTTTATCAAGTGCAAATTTTCTGTTATTATCGTATTTTTTGTTTTAAATGCTGCAAGAATATTAGAAGTGATATCATTTGTTGAAAATTCTTGTACATACGGCTGACCGTGAAATAATGCAGTTAGTGGAACATTTATTTTTGCATTAAAATTTAAACGGGCATTTCGTGTAAATAATGTTGCAATAGAGTTTAAAAGTGGGACTGAATACTCCCTAAATGTAACTAAATCTTCATATCTATATTGGATATTTCTTTTATTCACCATAATTAAAAAATTGTTATTTTTTACTGGAGTAATTTCAAAAAATAAAAATAAAGGAGTAAATAATATATTATAGTCATAAAAGAAACTTACGTTAATAAGTATTTGTAAATGAACAAATTGATTTATTTCGGCGGATGCGCCATCAATAGCTTTATCACGATTAATAGTTGGCTGAGGATACAATACCATGATTGCTGACGAACATAAAACGGCATTAATTAAGTTGTCATATTGCATTACTTGATAGTCAATAAAATTAGTACCTTTTTTAAAACGATTAGCATTTCCGGTAAATACTACCATTTTAGTTTGACCTTGCGCATAACATACAAAAAATACATTATCCAAATTTTTATCTGATTCTAACCAGTTATAATATTTTCTATTTATAAAATATTGTTTTTTATTATTGAATTTAAAATTTATATGATTGCCTTGTAATAATTCTACAAGAGCTTTTCTACTACATAAAGCGCCATCGTAAATTAAATTTTTTAATAACAGTCCGGGTGCAAAATCTCCTAAAGTTTTACCTTTTCCTATATTAAAAAATATTTTTCGAATATTATCAAAATCAATAAATTTTTCTACAGCTTCTAAATATTCAAGAGCAATCTGTTTAGAATGACATTCGTATAAATATCGCGTGTTTAATATAAATGTGATGATAACAGTCCCAACTGAAACTCCGACGCTCCAACGATATAAATGTGGATGATATAAATCATTTTCAATACACAAACGTAAGAATGTTAACTCGGTAAAAACAGAATACATTCCAGAAATACCCTCTCCTGAAATAGAAATATCATGAATAACAATTGAATTCATATTTCTCACATGGTTGATAATTTTATTATAACGCGGATCTGTATTTTGTTTAAAAGATGAACATTCCTTTGAACAAGAATTTAATGTCATGGTGTATTTAATACATTAATAATATATATATATATAAAATTAAAAAAAAAATATTTATTTAAATTTTATATTTTTATTACTTATTTATAAATTTATATATAATTTATAAATAACATTTTATTATTTAATTATTTTATAGTATTATAGTATTTAAATTAAATTATACTATAAAAAATATAAATGACACGAGATGATTTCAAAACTCTTTTTCAAAGACCGGGTCCTAATATTAGTTCGGGCGACAGAACACAACAGCTTCGCTCAAAAACAGTTTATGCAGGAACCGTCAATTTAGCAAAAACTATTTCTACTAAAAAAAATACTCTATATAAAACATACACCGGGCCATACGAGGTTGTTCATAAAAATGGTGTTTCCACCCTGGTCGCAAGTAAAAGTTATCATGATTTGCTTTCCATAACAAAAGGAAAAGTGCTTACGAATAAAATACCACCACTTAATACTCACACGCAGCCGTACTACGAGAAAGCAATCGCAGACGGAAAGGGCGAAATGTATATAGGAAATTATAATCAACTTGACCTGGATCACCCGCAAGTCAGCTCCGGAAAATGCGCCAATTCAGTCCTGGTATACGAAATGAACACAACGGGTTTTACGGGTGGAAACTATGACATTGGTGGATACGTTGGCGATACCAAACCAACACCATTGAGTATAAATAATAAAACTATATTTGTCGATCCAAATCATTGCTATTACAGTTCAAAATGTTTGGTTAACGAATCTTATACCCAATTCGTTTCTCCGGTCGTATCAACCAATATAGACAGCAACGGTCTCTACGTTGCGCAACAAATTATCAAAACAGACCAATATCGCGGTTTCATATATCCCATGCCCAATTTTGAACTCACATGTGATGAATCATTGTGGTTATGCTCAAAAAAGTAGCATGCTGGCTGACATGTTGATATAAAACATAAATTCAAAAATTAATATTTACTGCGCTTCTTTTGACTGTGTGTGCGACGACGGCGGCTATGACGACGACGTTTTTTATTTGTTTTTTTATTATATTTTTTATTTTTATATTTTTTTCCTCCAACATTCTGAAAATTAAATTCATCGTCTTTTTCTTTTTTTAAATCGGCCAGTTGTTTTTCTTTTAATTCAGGGGGAAATGTTTTACGATTTAATGCAAGTTGTTGGCTTTCTTTTTGAGCTCTCTCTTGTTCAATTCGATATTTTATTTCTGCAATTTCACTTAATGAATTTTGTTTTTTATTTAAAAGGCCATCGTAGTTTCTTTTTGCAAAATAATTATCAGGATATTGGACCACCTGATTGGCCCATGTTTGTAATTTCATTTTATCGGAATACTTTCCTTCGGTTGTCCATGGAGGATTTACAACAGGATGGTCAACCCCATCTATTTTAACTGTATATTTTTCCATTAATGTATATATATATTTATATATATAACTCAAGAATAAATAAAATAAAGTTAAGATTTAATAATTTATTTTATTTTGATCGATTCTATACGTTTTTATTATTGTTGCGTTCCTTATTGCGTTCCTTATTGCGTTCCTTATTGCGTTCCTTATTGCGTTCCTTATTGCGTTCCTTATTGCGTTCCTTATTGCGTTCCTTGTTGCGTTCCTTATTGCGTTCCTTGTCCTTGTTGCGACTTCTTCTTTTTATTTTTGTCTTATTTTTATTGGTGTCTTTTTTGTCTTTCTTTTTATTGTTGTCTTTCTTTTTATCGGTGTCTTTCTTTTTATTGTTGTCTTTTTTAATCGTTTATTATTTTTTTTATATCCACCGAGCTGATCTTCATCTTCGTATTGGTTTTCCAATTCGGTTTTTAATTCAGATAATCGTTTTTCTCTAGGTAATGAACTTAATTTACTTAATTTCATTGGCATTTTATTTATAGAATCATTTAACGTTTGAATAATGGTGGAAGGAGCAACATTAAGTTGAATTAGCGTGCTCGCGTGTTCTACACATTCATCTATTTTGTCTAGAGAAACACCATCGCGTTTTGCACGTTCTACATTTTCTTTTAGCCCTTTTAGAGCCATTTCATCAGTTTTCGTTTTTATTTCTTTTCCGAGTGCTGCAATTAAATCGTTAATTTTACGACAACTTTCCCACTCTTCATCTTCTTTTTCTTCTATATCCATTTCTTCATGCCACCTTATTTTTTTTGCACTCATTTTTATATAAATTTATGTTATATTAATGATATATTATTTTTTAGATTTACTATATTACATATATATCTTTCATAAAAAGGATAGTTTAAGATATACGATTAGAACATTTATTTTACCTTTACGTTTCAATTTTTTAGAGAGATAGAGAGATTAATTAATATTCATAATTAAAAACGGATGAATTGAAAATAAAATTTTTCATATTTTTTTTTATTTATATTATATAAATGCCAAAAACTATCAATCAAAAAAATAATAGATTTGTGTTAGCAAAATTTATAATTGATAAAATTTTAAGTGATCCAAATACAGTTAAAAAAATACAACAGTTTATTATTACAGAAAGAGGAAGAGCTTCAAAGGAGTATACTCGTATATACACTGAAGTTCATAATATTATTAGAAAAATTACATCAGAAAGAGTTGTTATTTTAAAATCCGACGGTCAATTTTATTATGATAGCGGTTTAACTGTTCATGACGCAATTGGAATTTATAATCATAATTCTCGTCCAGAAGTTATGGAGAGTGTAAAATTTTTATATGGAGGAGATACAATAAATAAAAAAGCTTTAAAAAATAAATATCCAAAAAAACTCACTCGCATGATTTTGGCTGGATATGGTATTGCTTCACGTTCAAGCTCGACTACCAAAACAATTCAATCGTATGTATCAAAAACATATAGTGATAAAGGGAATCCACTAAATTCTAATATATTTACATTACGTGTTTCTATAAAGCATGATGATACTATACCAGGAATAAGAGAATTAAAACAACAAAGTAGTATAGAAGAAATAGAAAACACAGAAGAAATAGAAAACCTAGAACGTAGTTGGTATGAGAGTGGCCCAGCAATATATAAGAGTAATGGTATTCCAATATCAAAGGAAGAGGATGGTGGAAAAGAATTGAAAACGAGGTTTGAAGAACTATCCCAATGTGTGAGCTTCGTTTATTTATCAGCTATGAAATCTGGTTAAAAATTACGATTATGTATAAACATTATAGGAATCTCTTGTTTACATTCCTACCTTATTAATACGTATTTATAATATTTATAATATTTATTATTTATTATTTTTATTTGTTCTCTCTTATTTTTTTTGTATAAAGATATTACAAGAAAAATGATGCCGATTTATAAATAGATTCTACATTCTATTTACTTTCTTTCATCTTTCTCTTTTTAGAGAGATAGAGAGATTAATTCATATTCATAATTGAAAAATTGGTGAATTGGAAATCATTTATTCATATTTTCATATTTTTATATTTTTATGTAATATATAATATATAAATATGGCTAAGCACAGTAAAACATTACGTCGCGGACGCGGTCGTAGTCGTAGTCGCAGTCGCAGCACTCGTAGGCAAAGAGGTGGTTTATACCCCTTGATGGCGCTGCTCTCGTTGGTGGTCGCAGTCGCAATCGCAGCAGTCGTAGACAAAGAGGTGGTTTAGGGTGGCGCGCGCTGCCATCACCCGGCAGCCAACCCTAAACCCTAACCCTAAACTTTGCAGGTCGCCTAAACCCTCATTTATGAAAACCCTGATTATATTATGGAAACCCCTCATTTATCAAAAGTTCAGAAATGAGTCCTAAATTGAGAAATGAGTGATAAAATGGTGTTGGGATTAAACCCGATTCCCCTAACATTATATACACAAATTACCCCTAAATTACCCCTAAATTACCCCTAAATTACCCCTGATTAAACCCGATTCTATCCTTATTTATGAAAACCCTGATTTATAAAAAATTCAGAAATGAGTGATAAATTGACATGTGACCCCTAAAATGATTTATGGGGTTTATCAATGGACATGCTGCCCCCTCTGACCCCTTGCTGGTTATATAAGGGGTTAAAGGGGGGTCCCCCTCTAGAGAGATTAACTAAAATAAAAATAAAAAAATGAAAAAATATTCCCATTTTTTTATTATTCTTTACTGATATTTGATTTCAATTGTGATGGTTTTAACAGGGGACATGCTGTCCCCTCTGACCCCTTGCCCGGATAGGAGGGGTCACAGGGGAAACTTGGTTCCCCTATATTTTACAAAATTATTATCTATTGTTGCTGTTATCATTTTTACTTTTGATACTACCCTTCCATATTTGTTCATTTCTAAATCTCTCTTTTTTAATTCTCCTGTTGTTTGATATGCTGTTCCGCACCATACTTCCTCTCTTGTGCCTCTTATCTTTTCGTATTTCTTCCCTTCTATGTGATATTTACCGTCCGTCTTATCTCTCGTTATATTTTTGCTCTTTATTGCGGCTGATACCGTGTTATAATTCTCTACTTCTTCAGGGGATATTGTCCCCTCTGACACATTCAGGGGACATGCTGTCCCCTCTGACCCCTTGCTGGTTATATAGGGGGTTAAAGGGAGAGCAGCCACCCTTGTATTTAATTTCTTTATTAATTTCATGTTATCTTCTTTTAATCCTTTTAATTCTCTCTTTAATGATATGATGTAATCTGGAGTGTTGTCTCCTATCTTTCTCTTTAATTCTTTATTCTCTTCCAATAGTATCAAATACTTTTCTGGACTATATTCTATCGTCTTTATGATCTCTCTTATCGTGTCATCCAATACAGAATCAGATATACCTTCCATATTTATTAATTCCGTGAAATTATGTTTTTTTATCATTATTGTCCTCTGTCTCTCTATAAATAGTGGATGTTCTTTTATTGCATTCTCTATCTGCAATTTATTTTCCACCTTGAAAGCATTTATTAAACGAAAATTCTGATACGTTTTCTTGTGTTTATATATCCTATTCTTTAAACAATTCGAATTCCCAAATTTAATTAATCGTTCACCCTTTTCACTCTTGTTCTCTATCGTTCCATAATACACGCATTGCACATTTGATGGAAAATTATCTATTAGCGTCTTCTCTCTTATTTTATTCTTCTCTTCTATCGCCTCATTCTTCTCTTCTATCGCCTCATTCTTCTCTTCTATCGCCTCATTCTTCTCTTCTATCGCTTCATTCTTCTCTTCTATCGCTTCATTCTTCTCTTCTATCGCCTTGTTTATTTCAGTTTGCATCTTGTATATACCCTTCAATCTAATTTCCTTTATCACTTCACATACCCAATTTTGAAACTTTTGGGCTATTGGTTTTCGTGATCTAAACAGCACTTTATATAATCCTTTCTCTGTTAAAAATGTCACATCTTGCATTCTTCCGGTGCTGTCAACAACTTTGACAGCACGCTTTTCTGAATCATCAAAATCAACAATTGTTGCTCGTATATTAACCATATCAAGAACTACTCCCACATCACTCGCACGGAACAACGGATCATCTATCGTTCCTTTTATCGCAATTTCCGTGTGTAAATCATTTGTATTAAATGCTTTTACTATATCCATGATGACGTATTAGTATATTATTACATCATCTATTTATATCATTTTTATATAGTATTTATAAAGGGGTTAAACCCTAACATTACATCATCACACCCCTTATCCTAAATTCAGAAATGAGTGCTAAATTGACATGTGACCCATATAACGAGTTATTGGGTTTTACAGGGGTCAGAGGGAAAACTTGGTTCCCATTTTTTTTACTCTTCATCTTTCTCTTTTTAGAAAGGGAACCATAGGTTCCCCTTTAATCCCTCCTCTTTATATTATGATTAAGTATTCGATATCATCGGGATATAATCGGGATATCATCGGGATATCATCGGGATATCATCGGGATATAATTCGTTATTTATTTTACTTTCTATCTTTCTCTTTTTAGAGAGATAGAGAGATTCAGGGGACATATCAGGGGAACCAGCGGTTCCCCTTTAACCCCTCCCTTCCTTCTTTTAATATGTCATCTCACCGTTTGATATGTGACACCCTTCAGGGGACATGCTGTCCCCTCTCACCCCCTGCCTGGCCCATATTCACCATTTCACATATCACGGAAAAACATTAAGTTACTCTTTAAACAATTCTCATCTTCATTCATCTTCATCTTCATACTTCATACACATCTTCTTTACTTCATATTCTTTTTACTCACTTCTCACTTCACCTATATTCATACGGTTT